AGATACCGCCGTTAATAGTTGAGCCGCTAATACTAACGCCGCTTATAACATTACCAGTTATAGTACCACCAGTTATAATAGGAGCGACTATTTGTGTACCAGAAGCTATCGTCCCTGAAACATAAGCATTTAAAAAAGTGCCTCCTACAGCACTTAAAAACCCAGCGGAATTAACTACAAATTTATTATTAATGTTGATAGAGCCTCCTAAAATCACAGGAGCGCTAATAGAAATACCCGATGATAAAGTTCCTCCAAAAGTACCGTTGCCCAATATGTCTATATTATTTGCTTTTATTCTTCCGTCTACGCTAACATAAAATGAGTCTACAAAAGAACCAGACAGATTGCCTTGTATTTTTATACCCAATACTGGGTCTAGTATTATTTTACCCTTATTATTAGAAGTTGTTAATGTGAAACTAGCATCTGTTAATATCGCTCCCCTTTCATCTAAAGTAAATTGATTAGCTATATTAGTAATACGTAAATTAACACCAGACAGAAGCTCCCCGACTATATTAGGCGCTACTATCCCCCATAATTCCCCATACCGTTCGTCCTGTATTTTGCCAATAGCCATTTTTGCTGTTTCAAAACCATCGTCAGAAAAAGCTAGCATATTGTTTACTAACCAAAGTTGTTCATCTAAGTATCCACCACTTCCATTACTTTGTCTAGCTCTTAATCCATTTCCATCCCATATCATATCTTGATTGGAACTAGAAATCAAATTGTTTAAAGAAGCGTTTAAAGATGAATTAATAAAAGTAGTAACTTCGTCTTTGCTATTTTTATTCCAATCACTATATTGGAACTTGGAAAAACTCACGCTAACCCCAGCATCTATACTCTTCTTAAATAACTCCGTGTATAAGTAAGTTGGGTCATTAACTCTGTATTTATTTGTAAAATTAAGTGTTAACTTGTTGCTATCCCAATCATGACTGTAAGATATGAGTCTAACTTCTACTGTAGAACCATCATTTAGATTTATAAACATTGAGTTAGCTAAACCAAATTGTGCTATAAATACTTCATAAGGCACTAGTTTTAAAAAGTCCACTAAATCTATACTAAAACTAAATCTAGGTTGAGATAATCTTGACAATATTTTTTTACCATCTTCTAATAAAAGCTCTTGTTGCTCTTGTATTTGTACGTTAGTCATATTATCCGTTATCATATACGCATCATTTTGATAAGTATATTCTATAGTTAATTTGTCTATATCTTTTATTTGTTGCGATGTAAAATTATTTGGCAAGGATAAGTTCCCTACAATTACTATTAAAGAATTATAAATACCTAGTAGTGTAGATATCTTACTACTTATTGAATTATTTTTAGAATTTATTTCAACTTGTTTTAACAGTATGTCTGTGTATATACTAACTGTTGGTATTCCAGCTTGTATCCTTTCCATTTGAACCGTTACCAAAGCATTTTTTTCGCCAATCAATAACCCTAATTCTGTCTGCAATGTTAGTAATTGTAAATTATTAGTCTTATAACTCGTTAATAAATTATTATATGTTGTTTCGTTATTTGTATATAAAATTTCGTAATCATTTAAAGCATCTATTAGCTCTTGGGAAATCCATTCTGTAGTTTTAAAATAAGTTAAATCTCTTATAGAACTAGTTCCAGTAGGATTCACCGTGACTATATCTAATCCATTACCACCAAATACTTTTAAATCTGTTACTATCTCATTGCTTAATTCACTTATTTTTATACTGTCTATCAGATTTCTTTTTGATAAATATATATCAGTCGGTGAGCCGACATTCTCTAAAGCGACTACGTTTATAGTCCTAGTTTCATAATCTGGCTCGATGATACATTGGTAAGCATCTTCTATATCTGAATATAAAAATTGTAATAATTGTTTGTCTTCTATATCAAAGTATCTATATTGGTTGCCAACACTAGAGTCTACACTTCCTATAGACCAAGACGGCATTAATCCAATTATTATCCCCAATAAAGAAGTTTGTGGACTAAAAACATCGTATAATTTATAGGTTGTAGATAACAAACTTATTCTTTTGTAAGACCATTCAAAATCCACTGATTTGCATTGAACGTTTTTAAAATCTCTATTCCCAATTTCATTTTTTGTAACATCGTCTATCATGTATATACCATATCCATCAATAGTTAAATATTTCTTGCCTTTTATCTCTTCGTAATCAGAACCAATACTAGAATAAACTGTGAAACTTATTTGGCTTACATCGTTATACTTACAATCTGTTTTAAACCCTTCATAATTTTTTATTTCAAATAGTTCTTCTCCTGTAGGTTTACATAAAATTATTTGGGGTTGTTCTGGTCTATTATAAATATCGAATGTTTGATTCATTGTATCACCCCTTTACACCGTAAATTTATATCTTGTTTTTATTGTTATTACAAAGTTGCCTTGTAATGTTATGGTGTTGTTATTTGTTATTAATCTAAACCAATTTTTATTAAAATTACTCATTCTTCTAACTCCTAAGCTAGAAGTAATAATTCCTTTTTCATTATTTACCGTTAGAACCTCTCCAGCGATTAAATTAGTGAAAGTGGTTGTTTCTCCCAAAGTATTATTTGTTATATTAACAGTTCCGCCAGTAGTAGATGTTATAACCATTTCTGGATAGTAGTAGTCATTTATATTGCTAGTATTGTTTATATATCTAACTGTATTGTTAATAGTAGAGATATAATTATGTTGTTGTTCATTACCATATAGATATAAACCGTCACATTCTACCTTTATTCTTTTAGCGTAAGGCAAACTTCCTATTTCCACTTTAGTTCCCTCTGTGAATATACAATTGAAAACAAACCCTTTATAGTCATCTTGTTCTATTCGAAAATACTTGTATTCATTCGCAAACAACCATTGGTCTATTGCTTGTCTATCATATAAATCCAATGACACTCTACTGAATAACAATAACTCAAAATTTATTTTACCAGAAATATCTACCCCAAAAAATTCTGGGGTAGAGTTTCCTTTAATTCTTACTTCATCTACTTTTCGTACGATACCAGAGAAGGTATCCATTATTCCTGATTTATTGAAATAACCTATTTGTAATCCAAATCTCTCTGAATTTATGTTGTCAAATATAAAATTAGAACCGAAAAACATTTAAATACCTCCTTCTACATTGTTGAAATTGAATTGAATCCTTTTACATTGGTTATGTTGGCTACCTCTGATATAATTTTATTTACTAATGAAGATATATCAAAATCCTTGTCTATACTTCCTTCAACGGTTACCAAATTAGCTATTGATAAAGAGCTAGTTGGACTAGTTGAATTAAATACAGAAGAGCCACTAGGAGAATTAATAGCAGGCATAGAAAAACCTTTGTTAATTACAGGTGATGTGCTATTAGATTTTCTCCATTCTCCTGTAGGAGCGTTATAATCCATTGGGTTAGTTAACAATCTATTCAATCGCACATTGTCATCATGTAATGCGGTTCTCCCTTCTTTAGAAGCATCCCCCCAATTGGCAGAATTTAAAGACATTTGTGTCCTTATTAGCTTATCAGACATAGTATCCATAGAAGACATTATATCAATGGCTTGTAAAGCATCCCCATATTTCCTCAAAGCTGTTTCGGCACTATTCCACATGTTAACCACATCAGACTCTATAGAGTTGCCATACACATTATTGAATAAAATCAAATCATCGAAAAGCTTCTTATTACCAGAAGTAAACGCTACGTTAATTCTATTCATAGCATCTTCTCTGAGAATACCCTCTTTTGACAAATAATCATCAACAGATTCTATTTCGTCATCCAATGCTTGAATTTTTTTATCGTAAGCCTCTTTGCTTAATTTGTCTTGTATTTCTAAACTTTTTACTGCTAATTGTTCTTCTACCTCTAAAATTCTAGATTGGTTATTTTGCGAAGTATCTAATTTTAATTGAACCAATTTAAACTCTAATTTAGATTTATCTTCGTTTGCTTCTTTAAGTTCTTTTTGTAAATCTAGTTCATCTTTGGCTAAAGAAAGAGACTCTTTTCTGTCAGAAAGTTGTTCTTTGTACAACTCATTTTCTTTCTTAATTAAATCTACTGTTTTGTCTATTAGTCCATTTAATGACTTCTGTGATTCCTCTAGCTCAGCCATATAATTTTGTAACGATTCTATGTTATCTTGTTTTAATACATTAGCCAATTCTTTGTTGATTGCTATTAATTTAACTTGCCATTGCAACCATTCTTCCGACCTATCATTAACATCTTGCAGTGTCTCATCATATTCTTCTGTATTTTCTTTGAGGGTTAATAACCTATCCCTGTCGGTATTATTTAGCCTATGAAGCTCAGATTGTATCTCTTTTATTTTCTTTATCTGGTCGCCATATAAATCCTGACCTATAGCTATTTTGCCCTGTATTAGAACATACTCATTAAGAAGTTTATTCATAATTGTTTGTGAACTTATGTATTCTTCTTTTTCTTTACCGCTCTTTTTATTTGCTTTATCGCTCTTTTTATTTACTTTAATATTTTCTATTGTTAATCCATTTATTATGTCTATAGCGGCACTAGCATTGTTTATATTAGTTCGCATTTCTAAGTATTGTGAATTAGCCGCAGAATACGCTCTTTTCTGTTCGTAAGAACCTTGCGTACGCCAAGGTTCACTTCCGTCCATGTCATACATTCCTAAAGCATCTCTTTGAATTTTGTATCCAGCCATTCTAACTCTATTTTCTTCTTGTAATAGTGTTAGTATTCCTATGGTTTTTTGTTTCTCAAGTTCAAACATAGCCGCAGTTACGCTCATGCCAGCTTCTTTACTGCTATTCATATTAAGTATTTCATTCGTTAACTGTGGGTATTGCTGTATTAAATCTAACATAGTACTCTTAGATACTTCTTGTTCGTCTGATATTTCCTCGTAAATATCAGACAAAGAACTCATAGAAGATTGAAAATTATCTATAGATTCAGTTGACTCTCCTATTAATTTATCATAATCTTCTTGTTCCATAGCCACTTTTGCTACAGCACCAGCCGCATATTCATACACCTCAACATAACGAAGATAGTTCTTATAAGCTTGGTCGGAAGTCAAACCATAAACTTCCATAGCTTCTGTTATGTATTCTAATTCACTTTTTTGTTCTCCTAACTCAAAATTTACATCCGCCATCGAATCAACAACAACAGGAAGAATACCTAAAAGTTCTTCTGTTGTGGTTATATAATCTGACAAAGCATCGCTAGTGTGTCCATATTCATCTCTAGCTATAATAAATTCCTTATACTCGTCTATAAGAGCAATTTTAAGAGCGTATACTTCCGCAGTAGTTGTGCCAAACATTTTGCCCAGACTCCCTAAAGCATCTTTATATTTCTGTAGGGCTAAGGCATCCTCAGAATAACCACCACCTTTATAAGAGGTTCTTTTACCAACAGATTCGACAAGTTTCGCATATTTCTCTTCTTCCAAAGCTTTGTTTGCGTCTCTTTGCGCTTTTGACCTTAATTTCAATATTTCCATATATTTTAGTTCAGCTTCTGTTAATTCTTCTATTCTAGATTGATAGTCCGCAAGCTCATTTTGTGTTTCTTGTAATTCCATTCCTGATTCTGCTAACAATTCATTATAATCTTCTTGTGTCTTGTGCAGTTTGTCAATTGCTTTTATAAGTAGTATTACACCAGCGACTATAGCTACTGGAGCTATAATACTAAGTGCCGCTCCTAGTCCTATTGCCGCAGTTTGTGCTAAGCCAAGCTTGATAGCTAGAGTGGCGGCGGAGGCGCCTAAAGTAGAAAATGTACCAACCGTGAACATTTTTATCGATATAACTGTTGCCAATATAGTAAAGGCTATATTTACTAACCCAACTGCATCAGCAAATTTAATTAAAGCTGTACCAGCATCTACCAACCATTTAACAAAACCACTGCTTATAGTGTTACTCCACATTTTTTGTGCCGCATTCGTAAACAGATTGGTTTTACCTGTTATACTATCTAAAACCTTTGCGTTTTCTCTCATTGCTGAACCATCAGACTCAAGAGCGGCTGTTTTAGCTGTTAATAGCGTTTCGGAGTTTTGCAAGAAAGAGTTCCATATCTTTACTTGTCTTTTACCTGCCGCCATCTCTCCCAAGTATTGCATTTGTTCTGCTGATAAAGTTTCTTGTGCTTTTGCCATGTCAACTAAAATATCATAAGTAGACCTTAATTTCCCACCGACCATTACATCAACGTTAGCTATTGATTTAAACGCATCTTGTAATTTCGCAGTAAAATTAGTAAAGTCTTCTCCTTCTTCTGCCGCTTCTGATAATCCACGCAACCTCTGTGAGATAGTTACTAAACCGGTAGAAGTTTTACTCATGTTTTGTATAATTTCATTACCTGCCGCTAATATAGCAAGTGTTTCTTCTAAGCTAGTTCCTGTTTGAGCCATTGTAGCACTAGCATTTTTTAAACCTGATGCTAAGTCTACTGTATTTACTGCGTACTTGTTAGATACCTCATTTAAAGAATCTATTACACGAGTAGCTTCTGTAGCTTCCATTCTAAAACCTTTTAATGTAGATATCAAAGTGGTTGTAGCCATCTCAACAGTGTCGATTCCGTCACCAATATTTTTTAATACTATGGCTTTTTCCGCTAAGCCTAACGCTTGGTTTGCGGCAAAACCCATTCTGGCAAAATCAGCTGTAGCTTTTACAACTTCTATGCCGACACTACCAATGGAATCTGCTACTTTAAAAGCCGACCTTGCCATTGTGTCTAGTTCGCTAGAATTCAAGTCTGTTACTTTAGCCAATTCAACTAATGCGTCATCTAATTCATGTACAATCTTAACACCAGCTCTTAATGCTCTTTGTACTCCAAAGAACACAGTCGTAGCGGTCATCCATACTGCGAATTTTTCAAAAGCTGTTTTGAGCATTTTACCCATTGTCATCGAGTTATTTCCTAACAATCTAGCTTGTTTGGAAGTAGCATTTAAATGAGCTTGTAATTCTTCCAATTTATTACTAGTTTGTTTTAATTCTTTTTGAGACATATTTTGATTAGTTGTTAATTTTTGAATTTCATTATTGTATTTTATAAGTTCTGTACGTTGCTCTGCTGTACCAAACGCCATGCCTCGTTTACTTATATCCGCAGATGCTATTTTTGCCATTTTTAATTTTTGAGTAAAAGTTTCAATAGTCGTGTTTAATGTAATTTGTGCTTTTACTTGCTTTTCTGTCGCATTCGTTGCGAGCATTTTTTGTTTCATTTCTTGACTTAAACCACTGTCATTTAATAACTCTTTAATTCTTTTTCTATTTTTAATAGTCTGGTCTAGAGTTATGTTGTAATCTCTTGTAGCATCTTCTTGGTAATGTATTTTTTTAATATTTGTGTCTACGCTAGCTTGATACTCTCTAGTTTCTTTTACTAATTCTCCTTTTGCATTTGTTACTTTTGTGATTTTATCTGCTAATCCATCGAAACTTGCGCCTAATTCTTTATTGTCATTCGCTTGGCTTTTAGCACCTTCGTTAGAAGCATCGGAGGCATTTGCAACTCTAGCTTTTAAATTTATTGTCTCTTTAGATAAGTTTTGCTGTATTCTTTCTAAATCTTTTTTTATTTGAGTCATATCATCAGAAAGACCTACTTTTAACAATACTCCTAGTTTATTATCTACTGCCATACCACCCCTCCTTACTAACGTTTTGTTATCATATATCCTTTGCTTTCTAAAACAATTTGTAAACTTTTTACAAATTTACCAGCTTCGTTCCAAATCCTAATTTCTTCTATTGCTTTGTGACCTTCAAAATCTCTAGATTTGTTTGGTAAATGCCAGCCGTTCTCCATCATGTCCCAAAAATGTATCCTTTGGTATTTTGCATTTTTACCCATGGTCGCTTTATGAGAAATCCAACCACCGTTTAAAGGATTCATATTTTCTGTTAATTTATCACCATCAAAATATACTTCTACTTGATAATATTTACCGACTTGTTCAATTTCACCGACTGTTATTGATTCTAATACTTGGTAAGTTCTTTGCACATAATCTGTTGGAGTGCGACTATTATACCAAGCATTCACTTTTTCTTTTATTATATCTTTAACCTCTTCTGCCATAATTTCTAAAGAAGCTCTTAAATTACTCCCCATTTTTCCTCGAACTAATCCTATAAGTTCTTGAGGCGTAATACCTGAACCACCATTAATCCACTGTGTCGACATTTTTAACACCACCAGCAATAGATAAAAGTTTATCAATTAAATCTCTATCTTCTTGGTTTACGGAATTCATAAAGTCTTTATTTTTACTCATAATTCCATCTATTTCTTCTGCATTAGGAATTTTCTCTATGAATTTTTCAATCAGCTTCACGATTCTATCTTCTAAGCTAATTTCCACTCTAAATTGCTCTTCATATCTTTCTTTTGCTAATTTTAAAGTAAACCTCATATCTTGATTTTTCCCTAATATCGTTTCCCACAAGTTATCTGCCATTATGTTTTCATAGGTTAATATAATGTCTAACATACCTTCTTCATCTTCTACATCGTATATATCTCCACAATAAGCCCTTGCTATATGATATACACTAGATATTTCGAAACCTATTATATTCAACAAATCATTTTCATCTCTTGCCACTTCTAAACTCTGGTTTATTACTGTTATTTTTTCTGTTATAGTCAATCTTTCTTTCATATCTATTCCTCCTTCAAATTAGGTTAATTGTAAAATGCCAAAAAAAAATTGCTAGGTGGGTTTTTAACCACCTAGCAATTTGTATTAATCAATTGTATTGTATGAATTTTTGATAGACTCATGGTCAGAAGTCTGAAATAAATTCATAAATAAGTTTCTTCAAAGTACCATTATTTTCCGTTAGCCCACATTACAAAAGCTTTATCGAATTGTTCATCTTTTATATATTCTATATAAGTATATAGTTTCTCAACTCCATTATACACATCCCTTTTAAACCCTATATCATAAATTCTCAACACATAAGGATGACCTCTTTTGTCTTTTATTTTATCACAATTCATGAAGAACCTATTCTGATATATGTTAAAAATTTTTATTCTTTCCTCTTTCAAAAAACACACCCACTTTCAAATTTTATACTATTTTTTAATAACTACCGTATATTTAATTGTAGTTATTAAAAAATAGTGCGTATATTAAACACGCACTATGATTAATTATTAAGATACTTTTATTACTTCGCACATATTCAGATTGGCATCTGGAAATAAGTCAAGTGTTACAGATAAAGTTGTGTGAGAACCTTCTGTAAATGACAATGTCGAATCAGTCATAGGCGTAGCATTTCTAGCTATGATATTTACATTAGCTAAACTACCTGTTGCTTTAGCTTTCATAGTTGTTACGAAGTCTACTGTATAACCTTCTGGGAATTCACTAACGTTAATAGAATACTTAGAAGCGGTTATAGCAGATAATTTAGTGTAATAAATTACAATTTTTTTACCTACATCATCAGCGTGCATAACTACGTCTACTCCACTAACTGTAAATTCACCAGCTGTTGGAGTTGATGTTGTTTCTACAATTTCAGCTTTATGACCAATAAGGTCACTCTCTAATTCGTAAATTGATACAGAATCAGCTATAGCAGGACTTGCCAACGTAATAGCAGTTGAGGCAGTTTTTACTTCTCTGCCAAAAATGCTTGTAGCTCCGTCAACAAAACCATCTGTACCACCAAAGATGATAGCTAATAATTTTGGTTCAAAAACGTCAAAGTCTAGAGTTATTGTTCCTTGTTTGTTCGAGTCAAATCTAACCGCTCTAGAGCCAGAAGCCATAGCGTAGTCAACGTCACTAGTGATACTCATGTCAAATTTGTTTGCAAATGGTGAATATAATTCTACTCCACCAACACTGTTTCTTCTAAAAGTAATAGAACCAGCCTTACCAACGGCATAATTAAGATTTTCCATTTAATATTCCTCCTTTTTATTGTTATTTATTAGTCTAGTGCCTTTTTAGTCCAATGCTCCAAATCTAATTCTTTAGTATCAGCACCAGCTAAATATTGTTGGAAATTTATATCATACGATTCTTCTGCCATTTCCATAGAATAGGCATAAATCAAATTAAATATAGTCATAGCTCTTAATTGCTCTTTGTGTGCATATAATTTTAATTGCGCCATAACTATATTAACTATCTTTAATAGAGAATTAGATTTTTTTTCTTCTGCCATTCTAGCATATTTTAAAAACTCTTCAAATCTATTTTTCATTTCTTCTGTCGTATATTCAGTTTCTTCTTCTTTTTCGTATTTTTTTATCATACAGCTTTGTAGTATTACGCTACAAAAATAATCATAATTATACCTATTTATCACTATTCTCTTTTTGTCCTTTGTAAAAGATACAGTCATATTTTTATGATTGACTTCTATATCTTGAAGCCCTATTTGATAAATAACGGTTAAAGAAAGTATAAAAATATCTAGTAAACTGTACTCATCGTTCTCGGTGAATACTATCCTCCTACCTGTTAACTGCTCAAAGAAGAATAAATCAAAATCTTTAAATTCAGCTTCTACGTCATACGTTTTTATAGACTGGGCATATACAGATAATATTTGTTGGTATCCTTCATCATTCAATTCTAATAAATCATTAACTGTAAGAAATCTGATATAACCAAATTCTTTAGTATCAACCCCATCTAACAAAGTCAATTGTATTGAGTTTAATTTCATATATCACCTACACATTTCCCAACCAACCAGAAGTACTTTCCCAAGAAAAAGTAAGCCTATAACCCTTAAAGTTATATTGTTGGTCATAATACATCTTGTCATCACTTACAAAATTAGCTTTAGAATTTAAACTAGGTATATCCAACCCTAATATTGAGTTTATAACTATTGTTTTTAATCTTAACGGTCTTATTTTACCACCGTTAAGCAACCACATATCTATGTGGCAATAAACATCGACAGTAAAGGTAACTGAATAAATAGCGTCAGACCCTCCAGTGCTTTTTCTTGTATTAAGGTGTTCTACCGCCACAATACTTTTTTGTTCTGTTTGCGGAGTAGATAAAGTTTCCATAGGGAATATTCTATTTCCTATTAAATCTTCGTAATTCTTTAATGGCGTGATATCTAAAGCATTTCTTTTATCATTGGTCATAAGTTTTAAAAAATCATCATTCCCTTGCATGGCATACATCATTGAAGATATTACTGTTTCTAAACTATCATAAGCTTCGTTTACCATTTTATCACCACCTACCAAGGATTTGAAGGGCTATTGTTATCACCATTGTTTATATTTGCTATACCATCTTCAACATTGTCTGAATCTAAATTTCTAGGAACATACTGTAAATACAGTAATAAAACATTAGGAATAAAAACATCTTCTACCAATTCTATTTTATATGAATTTCTACCGATTAAAAATCTTTGTCCTTCATATATTAATTCTGTCTCCATATTTCTTTGTATATATAATTTTATACCACCTGTAGCAACAGAGACATATTTACTATCCAAAGCGCTATGTCTTGACTCAGAAAGTACTTTACTACTTATTGGATAACTTATAACATCGTGATTGTAATCTTCCCATTTTAAAGACAAATCACAAACTACCATCAAGGTCTCTAAATAGGCATCATTATCTTTTACATCTGATATAACTATAAAAGTGCCATCTTTACAAATCACATAACTTCCTGTTCTTAATACGGAATCTTTATCAGCGAAAAGTTTTTTTGTTTCTTTTAATTTCTCTAACTGATTTGTATGTTCTTGTACTACAAACCTTTGTGAAATTCCATCTATTGTACCGCTTCTTCCCTCATTAGAATAATCTCTTTGTTGTTCATATCTAGCTGTAGCTTGATTAATTAACAAATAAGGATTATCTAAACTCTCAGTCATCCATGAAGGTTTTGTGTCCATATTAATCACCTTCCCTTATTGAAGGTAATTTTCTTATGAAATTAGCGACATCTAAAAATTTATGTCTTAATTCTCTGTAGTCTCTTAAATCTATATCAAACTGTTTTTCTACTTCTGCCATTAATAATAATATCCTTTTGTATTCAACCTCACAAAGATAATTAAAGTCCATTTCTAAATTCTTTACTCTAAAAGTATCATTGTCACTCATATTGCACCCCCAAGCTACATATAGAAAAAATCTTGCTCATATAATATTACATCTGAATAAGCTTGTTGTTGCCCAGCAATTTTACTTTCCATAAGACTTTTATTAGTTTCATTTCTATAAAAAACATTGCTACCTACCGAATTAGCCATTTTAACTACCTGTTGTGTTGCTCTAGAAGCTTCATACCAACGCATCCACAAAGCAATATATTCTACCTCTTCTTCATCCAGTACTTCTACAAAGTAACCCTCAAAAGCTTCTTCATTGGTAAATGTCATTTCAAGAGAGTGATTAGTGTTCTTTTTAGCTCTAGTTAAAGCAGATTTTAAAAATATATAGACTAAATCTTGTAAGAGTGAATAATCAAAAACAGTCTTAGAAAAAAAGCTTGTGTATACTTCTTGTAAATCAGTTCCCAAATCATCATCTCCTTTTATTCAAATACTCTTCCCAAGTGAGCTTCTACAAATTTTAATTTTTTAGCAGATAATCCAGCAAAATCATCTTTTTTATTAATAAAATTATAGAAAACTTCTTTTTCATGAGTTTCTACAACGTTATCTTCAACATTTTTTTCAAATGCCCCATCTGTTTTAAGTGCTATTATTTGTTCAATTTTCTCTTTATTTAAGATTTTTTGTTTATCTAGTTCAAGAAATTTTTTCAATTCTTCATCTAGAATAATTATTTTAGCATGGTCGCCATTACCTGTGCCCCAAAAAAATACGTTATTGTTAGATATTAATAAATCTATATCTTCGCCTTTCATTGGCATTACAGAATTAGCTTTTATAAGTATATCAAAGCCGAAAGCTCCTATACCTAAATCCCAATCACATATGTTTTTAACTTTATATCTTTTTTGTAATTCTATTACTCTACCTGTATTACTTTCCATTATAAAACCTCCATTTTTAATTAAGGGAGAGGATTAATCCTCTCCCTTATAGGTTAATAAAATAAGCTACCTAACTACGCTTGACCTACGTCATAAGTGTCGTCAGAAATCAATCCCATTGCTGGAATATGTTCTTTAACTAGATGAGTACCAAATTCAATATCAAATCTTTGTACTTTAACTCTAGTGTTAATATCTTCGCCTGTCATAGTTTCAATTCCACCTCTTAAACCAATTTTCAAAGGTGAGATGACTCCACTTGGAAGCAAGAATAACAATCCTTCTGGTAAATAAGTTTCATAGAAATCTCCAGCTGCATTGATTTTTGTAAAATCATAGCTATTACCTATTTCAACTACAGGATTTTTGTAATATCTGCTCAAAAGACCAGTATTCATAATTTCATCCATAACTCTTTGTGAATATCTAACCGAAGTCATTGCACTTGTTGTAGCATCAGTGCTAAAACCAGCCATTGCGTTTAATTGAGAAACTACAGAATAGTCTCCAGCGATAGTTACTTGTCCGTTAGGATTAAAACGTCTTGCTTTAAGCAAAGCCGCATCCAAAGCCGCTTTAGAAATGCCAGTCGTTTCTGAAAAATTCTTCAAAGATGTAGCATTTTTAATACCTGTGTATAATGCTTTGTAAATGTGATAAAACATTTGATTCATCATATCGGTTTGGACTTGGTCAACCATAACAGCTTCTGCATTCAAGTTACCTGTAGCCATTTGTCTGTAATCTACCAAAGTACCACCTGTGATTGTTGTGAAGTCTGTCATTGTTTCAGTTCTGAATTTTGAAGTAGCGAATGGAAAAGAACCACTGTTAGCTTGTTCTTTAGATTTCACTCCTTGCAATTCGTAGGTTTCGAATCTAACTTCTTCGTTTTTACCAACTTGGATTACTTCTCCCATCAAATTAAAGAGATTTAATTTGTCTACTAATGGAGCTTGAATCATAATTGTACGAATAGCGTTGATTTCGTTGCCAGCTTTTGTATCTCCTGCCACAGCTCTTTTAGCAAGAGCGGTCATATAGTTAGCAATATCATCTACTTTTTTACCGTAAGCACTAACGTCTTGACCTTTTACCATACTCGTAAAAATCTCAATATTCTGTTTAGTAGTTTCATTCGAATTGATACTATTTAACTCTGTTTCTACTTGTGTAGAGTTTGTAGAATCAACTTTCATGTCTTTAAAATTTAACATAATTTATTCCTCCTTTTCTAATTATTCTTATGCGAATGTGATTGAAACAACTTCACAGATATATCCGCCAGTTGCCGCATTGTCTATGACAAAGTTACCCATTGTAGTTTTAGCTTTAACAAGTAAAGCTACACTATAAGCTCCAGTTTCAGCCGCTTTTAATGTTACTTGATAATTACCAGTTTCTGGAATTAAGTAATCCCCAACAGATACACTAGCGAAAGCTGTATCACAGATGTTACCTTCGACTTCTATTCTTTTACCCACAACATCATTGAGTTTAAAAATTCTAGCAAAATCTTCTGTAGTAACTTCGAAGTCACCAGTGTTTAAAGTTTCTGGCGTGTCTATAAGATTACCGACAATCCATACATCCCCTAATGCTTCTGCCGCTGTATCAAATTGTTCGAATTGCATTGTAGCTGGGTTGAATTTTCCAACATAGCCATTCTTTACTGTTGCCTCTGGTTTTACATCAGCTCTAACATTTGCTGATGTGTACGCTTGATAGTCCCCAAATTTCCAAATTGACATAATGTATTCCTCCTTTTTATTATTTAATGTCGCTCAAAGATTCGAATTTAGGTGCATCGATTTCTTCGGTTTTAACGACTACGACTGTATTAGTTTCTGTATCAGTTTTTGTTGTTTTTGTTTCTTTAGATTTTAAAGCTTTGAATTTAGCTGTGCAAATTTCAGATTCTTTAGCTTTCAATCCAACTAAATCACAATTTTCTGCGAAAGTTTTTAATGAAGTAAGTTCTTCTTCTTCAAACACATTTTTAATTGATTCGAAATAACTATTTACTTCTGCTTCTGCTTTTTCTTTAATTAATTTTTCATACTCGGTATTGATTTCTGAATGTTCTTTTGTTAATGCTTCCAAAGCTGTTTCTTTTTCAACAACCACTCTATTAGCGTTAACTATAGTTTCATCTTTCTCCACTATACTTGCCTCTAATTTAGTAACTGCTTCTTTAGAACTATTGATTTCAATTTCAAGTTCTTTGTTCTTTGCTACTTCTTTTTCGTATAATTCTTTAAATTCCATTTCATATTCCTCCTTATTATTATCATCTTTTTTAGAATTTAACTCAATGATTTGAGAAGTTTCATCTGCTGGAAGCTGTCCATATAAAATAGCCAATCCTGTGTAATCATACACAGAAGGTTTTCTGCCCATTTTTAAACTTCCGTCTTCGTTAGTCCTTCCATTTTCATATACAATTTGTTTAGCGCCCTCTTTGCCGTTTATTTCTACAGAGCCTTTTATGTCTTCGTTTTTAATAACAGTTTTCAACCATTTTATAAATTTAGGATATCTTTGATTTGACAAATACCCTTCTGTCATTAAAAGTTTTTTACCGTTAACTTCCTCTATATAGGCTTTTTGCACACTACCGACTTGTACACTCTCTGGGAAAGATACGTTCCCCTCCTCATCATAGACTTGTTCTCCATGGTCAAAAGGTATTTCATTATCTCCGTAAGGAAATACTGCCACATAAGGCATACCAATAGCAGATTCAATGTTTTCTCTAGTTGAATTTTCAGTCCAAGTTAAACCATTTTCGTTATATTGGCTATCTGTACCGTAAATTTCATGAGCCGACATTTTTATTCTAGTTCTACCAGAAACATCAGCTAAATTAATATTGTTAATTTCTATAAAAAACCCTTCTGTTTCGTACGCTACTGTTTTTTGGCTTAATTCGGTATCTTCGTTTTCTATAACACTTCCGTTTTCATCTAACACCTACTTTACACCCCCTTATGTGTTTTTATTTTTTCCTTGCGCAATTATACTAGAAGGACTTGTTTTATCTTTTACATCTCCTACAGGTCTACCACCTACATTACCATCTGGATTGGGTATATCCGCACTATCTGACATTGTATAACTTGTAGCATGTGGGAAGAATTCTTCATCAAATTTCTCAAATTTTTCTTGTCGCATCATAGAAATATATGATTCAGAGTTGAAACTACTAGCCTCTATCATAAACCTTCTACTTCCAGCACCAAGCGTAAACATTTCTTTTGCTTGTTCGAATACTTCTTTGTTGTTTAGTGATGTAATGTTCAAATATTCAAATCTAATACTAGGCTTTTTTTCCCCAAATAAATAATAGTTAAAAACCCTAGTATATTCAGAAGAAATATTTTCTAATACTTCGTATAATTGACTTGCTATTAAATCTATATTTACTTGTAAGCTTGCATAACTTGCTCCAGAATCACTCGAAGCGTTCAATGCAGAAGAAGCAAAACCAAGTGAAGTAGATGTTTTCTTGATATTTTCATCTGACAAAGTATCTTTTATTAAAGAGGAATCTTTTGTTAATCTATCTATTTTAGCGTTAGGAGGTAAGGTTAAAGTAGTTACTTTTTTACCGTTACCATTTACGTTGGATAATACTGAGTCCTCAAAAGCTCTTATTACAGCTTCTTGTTGCAATTTTTTCAAAGAACAAGTTCCCTTTTTTTCGCCCTCTGGCAATTCTAAGTAATAAATAGAACTAGCTAATTCTTGTATTAGGACATATTGGTCATCTTCATACTCTTTAGCAAATTGCATGTCCCTCATTGCTGATATACAATAAGGTCTACCGTAGGCTTCTTTTTTATTAGCTTTAAATTTTAACACTACAGTGGTGTTAATATCTAATTGATACCATCTTTTACTAGAATCTTTCTTATATAAATTATAAGCTTTTAGAAAATCTTTAGGGAAGTTTCTTATCTCGCTTAATAATCCTCCGTACTTATAGTTGTCGAAATAAGACATATCAAAAGCCGCTATTTGTGTAGCACCACTTAAACCTATTACTTTACAATAGTCTAAATTAAGTGGCTGTATCATTACACCTTCTGCGATATTTAAACCTTCTATTTCCTCTATTGATTCCACGTTACCGCCAGACAATATTGGTTTTACAGTATCATACGTATCCCTTAATATACCTATATAAGTACCTTCTAAAAGAAGTTGTCTCATTACATCTCTCGTACTTGATTTATGTCCTATTAAACTTGATAACTCTATGACTTTATCTTCTTTGACTATTAAAGATTTATCTATTTTTTTATCATCTATAATACTTACAATTCTATTTAAAGATGGTATAGACACACTATAATCAATAACATTGGAAAATAAGCCGTTCGTGTTATAAAACATTCTAGATAAAGCCCTCGCTTGCTTATTATAAGTCATAGGAGAGCTTATAAAAGTATTTATATCGTTCATGGTATAATCACTATTGTTGATAAGTTTTATCTCAAACATATTAGACTGCATTGAGTTCACTTCAACATCAAAAGAACTATTTTCGCTATTGACTGATAAGTTTTCGTCATTCAAATAAATCACCGCCCTTCTTAATTAGTTTTTGTTCTAATTACATATTCATAATCACTTTCACTTACTTCTTCATCTAAAAACAAAGCGATATAATATACAGCGTAAGCAAAAGCAGCATAAATATCTTTGTCAACTTTTTTTACTACTTGTACTACGGTATTTTTACCACTTCCACCACTTAAGGCAACTAACTTTAGATTAGCTACTTGGTCTATAAACCTTTGTGTTTGTTCGCAAGCTATTTCATTATCTGTTTCTTCTTCTGTGAATCTAGGTGTGTCTGGTTTTAAATCGTTCCAACTTTTGTATATTCTTAATCTTCTAGACTCTACAACATCTATGAACTTAGTTATTACCTCACTGTTTATTCCTGTTGATTTAAAAGAATAAACCATTTCTATAGCTTCGTTACCCTCAAATTTTTCATCTGTGTTTATTGTAGAAAATGAGGGATAAATGTCTCCTGTATCTATATCTGTAGTATGTTCTAGCAATTTTTCTACCAAACCTTGACCAATAGTATTAGCATCTATGACTACTGCTTTAACTCTTGTAGTGGCTAAATCCCATGTTCCACCGTACCTAACAAAGAATTTTTTAACTACTAAAGCTTGTTCTTCATAATTTAAGCCATTACTAGGGGTTTCTATATTTACTAAATCCAAAGTTTCTATCTTGCCTTTTAAATTTCTTCCTAATCTTAATGCTGCTAAAGCAGTCTGATTATTAGATTCAGAAGCACTTCTAGCAACGTCAACACCAATTACATATTCATAAAGCATATTATTGCCTCTTTTGTCTTTGGGTATTTCTAGCTCAAATTTTACTATAGTTCTGCAATTTAATAATTTTGTTATATTTATTAAACTATTTCTTACACTTCCTACCCATTCACATAAGTAGTTTTGTTTGAAAGCAGTTAATCCTCCCTCTCTAGCTAGATTTACAATGCTAATTTTTTGTCTTCCAAAATAAACTGGAAGTCGCCAATCAGAACCTACTAAGAACCCACCTTCGAGGTTAATCATTCTTTGATATACAGATTTTATTATTTCAAATTCATCTGAGTTTTTATAACCGCTTGTTGTATATCTGTTTATTTGCCCATTTAATTCTTCTGGGTCTATTAGATTGCCGAGAGTACGTCTTGGAATATTAAATATTGGCAATACGCTTGATTGTAATACTTCTTTATCAATAATATTACTTTCCTCTAAACCGCCTCTTCTACGTCTTTTACCATTAGATTGTTTTGAGTTTGCTAAAGCATCCATCCAACTATCATTTACCCACTTTACGTAACCTCTGTCTTTTTGGAAAGAAGCTTCTTTCATCTCATCGGCTAGTGCTGGAAAATATTCTAATAGCTCATCGTGTTTCTCTTTCCATATACCAACAGCGGATTCCTTTGTGGAAGCTGTTATAGAAAGAGCTATTGCTGGAAAAAATCTAGCTATATGATATTGAGCCATTATATGAAGCATCGTATTATGATTTATAAAACCATTACCAATAAAAGAATTTGTTGAAGGAACATGTATATCATACACCCAATTTGAACTATTCTCTTTGCTAACAACTTTGCTATAAAAATAATTTAATTCTAATAATTCTCTCAAATATTCATCATCAATATTATTTAACAAAAAATGTAATTTATCATAATTTAATTCGCACCCTTGTGATATTACAGTTTGCATTTTTTGTCTTACTTCTTTACTGATGTCTAAATTTGATATTCTGTCTCTTTGGAAAGGAATTATGTCTATATTAGCATTTCCTCTATTTGTTCTTTTAATTGTATTTTCCATCTTCTCTAATTTCTTAATAGAGGTAAAACCTATTTCTTTTGCGAATATATCTATATTTTTACTCATAATCCGTATAGTATAGTAACCTATTTTGGTTTTTTTATTCACTTTGTAACCTCTTTTAGAAATTATACCGAAGCACAACAATAACTGTTGCACTTGTTTAGACATTTTTTCACTATCGGTAGAATAAGAAATAGCATTTCCATCTTCTACTACGCCATCTGCGTCAAATAATCCTCTTAAAAGACTAGAAACATTTTCTTTATTACTTTTCATAACTATATTAGGAATTTTTCTGTCAGAAGTACTAGAATAGTCTAGTCCCAATTGTTTAAAAAATTCTCTGTTATACATGCCGCTAACAAGGCAAGATTTACCTTGTTTAATTACTTTTTTACCAAGTACTTCTTCGAAATACTTTATAACTTTGTTTATTATTTCCTCATCAATATTGGTAAAATATATCTGTTTGTCAGAAGTTAATCCACCTTCTCTTAACAAAACTCCAATTATATAAGATAAATCCTTGTCGAGGGTCTTAGGAATTCCATTTTTAAATTTCCCTCTAATTACTTGAGATTTTATATTATTAGACAATTTGTCTAAATAAGAATCCATATCCACATTAATATTCACGTCAGAACCAAAAATACCATCTTCCCTTGAGATACATAAATAATCTCCATTTTCAATATCTTCTGATTTTTTCCACTCTAAATTTCCATTTTTTGACATTACTAGTAATGGATGATTTAGACTAGGCTCTATATCATACCCGTCATCAGTCTTTAATATGACTGTATCTTTATGGCCAGAAGAGATACCAGCTGTGCTTTTTTCTATACTACCGTATCTATCAACTACATTAACATCGTGTATTTTTTCTTCCTCTGTAATTGGTTTAGAATAATTGAAATATTCTCCTATTTCAATTAGTCCTTTATCAGTTCTAATTAAAGTATCTCCAGCGACACATTTACCGTATCCCCTTATTACACACATATAGTTCTCTGGGAATCTAACCAAACATCTAAGTGCTACTCTTTGGTCATTATCTAATATTAATTTTTTCCCTTCTTTAGGAGTAATTAAGTCATAAGCTATGTCTGGATACCAACGAAGCCAACTAATTAACTCAGCCCATTTGTGTTCATTTTGACTATTTATTAAATCACCAATATCACCTATTATTGGTGTATCAAAATCTGGATTATAAAAATCTGTTCTATTGCTTGAAAATTTTACATTATCTGATTGAAAATTATCATAACTACTCATAACCCTCACCACTATCTTCTTCTAACGTAACAACTTCGATATCTTCCCTATTTTCATTTTCTTCTTTTTCTGAATCGTATATAGGCTCGTAATATCTTTCTCCTAAGTCTTTAAAAACATTATTACGTTTTTTCTTTTCTATTTCTACTTGTTCGGGAGCAAGCCCTTTTTCGTCTCTGAAATATTCTTCTAGAAAATTATCATAAAAACCATATACTTCTGCATAACTCACTTCTGGTTTTTCTTCTAGTCTCCTATTATAATTCGTTAACGCCCATATAATCATATCAGCATCATCATAAGGAATAGCTCTTAACTTAGGCATCACAGGAATTAAACTCAATCTTTCTTCCATAGCTTCTGCTAGCTGAGGTATTAAATCTATACCACCTGTTATATCGCTTTTGCTTAATTGAGACACATTAATTTTAGCAGAGGTCGCATCTGTCTTAGTCATTCTTGACCACTTTTCAGCTTCTGTCACATCTCCGTTAGCTGTAGCTGTTTCTTCTTTTACTTTATGTATAATATAAGTTATTAATCCTTCTGTATGCAGAGAAGTTTTCTCTCTGTACCCAATAGTTAATTTATTATACTTTCTTTCAAAATTATAATAATCTTCTGCTGGATGACCATAACCATATTTTTCTACTAATTCCACTAAATCAAACTTGTCTGTTTTTAATTTAGCTATTATTTTTTCATCATCAGATATATCGGCAACTTGTTCACCATCTCTAAAAGTCATTCCTTTGTACTGTCTCATCCCAACATTTTTCATATATAGACCGACCACTACATCGCCATGCTCTTTTAATATATTTTCTTTTACTATACCTTCGTCTTTATAAACCTTGTATGTTTCTTCTATAGAAGAATCAACCAACATTGGGATATAAGGTTTGTCTACTACTGTCAAAGTATCTACAAACTTTTTACTATTGAATTCAACACCATCTAAAGAATTTGATATAATACAATCTTTACATAAATGCGTCCTTCTAAGATTTTTATGTGTTTTACTGTAACTAATATAAAAATCAGTTTTTACACTATAGTCCGTAGCTCCTTTACCACATTGGGTACAAAAATGAATCTTTTCCGCCATTATAAATCCCTCCCTTTACACATCTAATTAATTAGACTTGCCATAAGCGCCACTAGTTTTCCATATTACACCTATTTTACTGTAACGAAAGTTTTCTAAATCCATGTCTACTTTACATCCACATTCATCACACTTCACAGGCTTTTTTTTATCTAATTCACTAGCATTACACTCTAAACCAAACTTCTTCTTACAGTCTTTGTTCTTGCAAATATAATTGTACACAGCCATTACATTGCCCCTTTATTGTTTATTTGTTAAATACCAAATGGAGGATTCGAACCTCGACTACATGCTCCCAAAGCACGTGTGCTACCGTTACACTACACTTGATTTATTCCAATAAAAAAAAAGAGTCTTTAAACTCTTTTCTTTTATTGATTAATTATTAAATTATTGGACAATTATAAATATCTAGAAGACCAAAATCTTTATGCCATAAAAAAGCTTGTGCCATTCTCAACGCACTCACATACCCATTTTCATAATGCCAATTATCAGTAGCGGTTATAGAATTTATTTTTCTATATTTAATACCGCCTCTTTCTATAACATCTTCGTGGTGTTCATGACCTAAATGCCACTCTCTATATTTTGTTCTTCCCCAAGCCTCCGAAGCTTCTACTTGCATTAAGTTTTCTTTTTCGATTTTTGCCTTTTCCTTGTTCCCATGTGTATATCCTATAAGGCATTTACCAAATTCAACATACTTTCTTTTTATTAACAAGTCGAATGTTACTCCTTTTATATTAGCCATATCGTAACCACGTTTTAAAGCGCTCATTGCATAATAAGCTATTGTCATATCATGATTACCAGCCACATATAAAACTTCCACTGGCGCTACTTTTCTACATAATTCAATAGATTGAAATATTAAAGTAGTTCCTTCCTCAAACATTATATCAGAAGGTTTTTCATTATCCTGTGGAGTTCCTTGGGTTGTGTTTTTATCAAACTCCGAATTAAAGAAGTCTTGCCCTACTGGAAATATTATTTTCTTAATTTCTCTATCTTTTACTCTGCTCAAAAAATAGTTCACTACAGATAAATAGTCTTGTTTAACTGTCTCCATATTTGATACAGTGCCAGTTATTCTTTCGTCTATAAACTTATTGAAATGCACGTCCATCATGGGTATTTCTAAAATTACATCGCCATCTGAGACATACATATAATCTCCGACAACTCCTAAATTTAAATCTAGCTTATTAACTATATCTGTTATTTTATCAACAGTTATTTTTATTTTTCTAGGTTTAAGATTGGCTTTAAGAGAATACATTAATTGTTTGCCATCTCTTTTAGAGTATACATTCCATCTATTATGTCTAGAAGATGTTAATTCCCATTCTAAAGGGTCATATCCTAAAATCTCCATAATTTTATCTGGTGATTTTAAATCTTCTTCGCAAGCTTCAACAAATTTTTGTAATTCATGTGAACCATCTGACTTTAATTCAAAAGTCTCTTTTTCTAGAAATGATTCTGGTATACTAAATTTTAATTCCATATTTCTGTTTATGTGAGTAGTTATACCGTATAACCTTTTTCTTGATTCCTCATTGCTTATAGTTTCTTGATACAGTATGTCATATAATTCGTCATACTCTAAGCCAAGTTCTTTTCTAGACTTTATAATTCTATAAGTATAATCATCAAAATTTTCTCCTTTTTGCTGTTTATAATCCGACATTGAAAGCCACCCCTTTACAATCTTATTTTCGTACTACGACTTGGACAAATGACTTTCGTGCTCTTACACAATTTTTCGTACTCGTTTTTTAATTCATTTTTGAAAGCCAATTTATCATTTTCGTTACCATGGTGTAATGCCACTACGGAACAATTTATACTGGAAAGATATTCTAATAAATCATCATGTTGAATATGTCCAGATAAACTCTTCAATTTTACTATATTTACTTTATTTTTAAAAGTTTTCCTATTTATATTAACTGTTTTTTGTTTCTTAGATTTTAACTTAGAACCTAAACTACCTTCAAACTGGTATCCACAAAATACTATACAGTTTCTATCATCCTCTATTAATTTTTTAGCCCATGAAACACTAGCTCCACCTACTAAACTCCCAGAAGAAGCTATAATTATCATTTTTTCTTTAGAATTTTGTAATACATCTCTTTCTTTTTTTGTTATTTGTTTTATTTTATCCCAATCCATAACTTTATGGAATTCTGGGAAATTCTTTTTATATATATCTGTAATATCATTGAGAAGCATTGAGTCCATATATATCATTCT